CAGTCGCCGGTGCCGCAGGTGCCGCTTCTGCTACTGGAGCAGGTGCCGCTTCAGCCACTGGAGCAGGTGCTACTGGAGCAGGTGCTGCCACTGGTGCTGGTGCCGATGATGCGGCTGCATTTCGGTTACCAGGTGCTTCTACACCATAAGGACGATAGTAATCGGCAAAACGTGCTGGATCATAAAGTTGACCATCTACACTTGCTTCAAACATTTCGAAGATAATACCAACTTCTTCAGCAGTTGGCTTCTTTGGTAGGAAGTCGTTTAGATTAAACAAGCCGTGTTTTGCAATTGCATCACGCTCTACTTGATCTAGACTACGCTCTCGCCTTGCCCAATTACTTGTTGAGTAATCAGCATATTGGCCTTTAGTAGACTTCAAAATACGGAAGTCAGTACCCATTTCATAGTCTGTTGGGATTTCTGGAAAATCAGGATCCATAAGAGCCTGGCTGATAATCTTAAAGATTTGAGGGCTGATTACAAACCTACGAATTGGATTTTCAGGAACACTGTCTTCTTGAAGATCGCTCTGTGATACAAAGCCCTGGAAGATGTAACTGCGCTTCTTCCAATACTTGCGAGCAATATCTTCCATGCTTGGATCTTTAAACCAAGGACGGATTTCTGCGTGTACTGGGCAACTATCTCCCCACATTTCTGTGCAGGGTACCTGTACTGTTACAGGCTTATGTTCGTCGCCTCCAGCAATTCCAGGAAATTCAAGACGAATCATTTGACGTTCTTTCCAAAAGAACGTGTTGGTTTCATCTGAGTCTGGGAGGAACCGCAATGTTGCGGAAGTGCCTTCTGGGATATTCCAGTGAGGGAAAATGGCGTTATCGCCACCACCTGAGGAACGTGTTCCTGAGGATTTTGTTTCTTGTGCAAGTAATTTCGCACGGATTTCTGCCAAAGATGCCATGATATTTCTCCTATATTAGCCTCTATTAGTAGCGATACTCAATGTATCACTTTGTAAATGTAGCTCTTAACTACTTTTGCCTTTGTTAGCCATTACAGTATATGTTAATTAGCGCCTACTGTCAAGCACTTTCTTAATATTATTAGGAAATCTTTTTACGGAGTTCTAAAATAATACTTTCTTCTAATGAAACAGCTGGCGCACTTTCTTTGGTTGCGCCGGCTGTTTTTATTAAATAGTCTACAATTTTTCCGACCATTGCTTGCTGGTCTGGATTCATTGAGTGTATCATACCGTCTGCTAGTTGATGTAATGCATTCCACAAACCATCATTTTTGGTTGTGGATGCGATGTATCCAAGTAGCGCATTTGTTCTTGCAAGCTCGCCTTCATGTCCCTTGGCATATCTCTGATTGATATTATCAGGATGCTCGGGATCATTTTCATCATAGTTGATTTTTAAATCTTGTCCGCTATTGATGATATCCATAACTTTGCTCAATGCTTCTTTATTTAAAGTGTCTTGGCTTGCATATTCCGCCATAATACGTCCAACTTTACCTAAAATTGAGTTTAACTCTTCATTGGTAAATGTATTATACAGGAATTTCTCTGTAACGTCAACCTCTTGTAGTGTATCTCCTTCATTCTCTTGAACTTGAAAATTGTTATAACCTTTGATGGTTGACAAACTGTTAATAGTGTTTTTGTATCCAGACAGCTTGTTGGTGACTGTCTCTACAATTTCACTATTCGTCTCATTGACGAGATTATTATTCTTAACATGTCTTACAAACTTATTAAGATCGGCGATCTCTTCACACATTGCCAGGATTGCTTCGCCCTTGGCATCATACGGAGTACCGCCTTCGTTGACGTGCATCGCCATCGCTTTGGCTCCACTCATATATCTATGAGGGAACTTAAATTTTTCACCTTGTGAGTTTTCAATAAACAGTGAGTGAATGTTTCTACTACGAGCGCCGCGTACTTCTTCGTTTACACCTTTTGAGTGCTTAATGATTAGTCTCGCTTCGGGCATCTTGATGTAACTTGTTTTAATGCTGCCAAATGGCTTGCTGAAGCCTTCTTGTAAGGTACCTTCTTGAACACTCTGGTGTGCAAAATCCTTTGGCGCAATTTCTTTATCAAATTTTCTCACTGTATACTCACCTAAATTTTTATGTGCCACTGACTTGACACTGTCTAATAATTTTCTATTGGCAGGAATATCGTACCCTGCACCTGCTTGAACAACAATTTCATTCTTTGCATCTTCTTGTCTAATAGTAATCATTAGATCCTGATCAAATGCATAGAACCGTGTAGCTTCTTCTGGTGTAAGTGTTTTAATACCGTCAGCTGTAAACAAGCGAACTTTGTAATTTGCTCCTTTGAGGATATTAAAAATTTCTTCTGCAATGCTAGTCACGTTGGTGTTCTCCTATAATAGTATTTATGCAATTAGTTTATAAAAAGCTCATTGGCATAGGTTCATCGTAATCGTCTTCATTCATTTCGGCCAATGAGTCAAATGCAGTATCATCATATTTGGTTATTTCTTGTGCCATTCGAACAATCAATATAACTGCCATTACTAGATCGTCTGTTTCACCTTCTTTGGCTGCAAAACTTTGTCCACGAGCCACAAATGTTTTTAACTCTCTGAGTAGATTTTTACTGGCAATTTCTATTTTATCACTTTCTACCCAATGCTTTAACTTTGCACAAGCTGCAAGTTTACTCTTGTGTGTGGTGGTAAAACCTTTTCTAACCCTGCCCATTCCTCTACGTCTGGGTTCTGTTAACATTGTTCCGATTAAATTTTCTTCGCCAATTTCTTCCAACATTACCAATGCAGCTTCGCCTAGAGTATTATTTTCAAGACTATAATATATGTTGTCTTTTTCAACACCTTCATCAGCCAAATATTTTGCTATCTGTTGTAATATACGAATTTGTGCTTGTACCGGTGTTTTATTATGCATCCATTCTGCTACTTGCTTCATTCCAGGAAGCTCGTATACTTGTATGGCGGCATTGTCTCCACCAGTACCCAAACTAGGATCTAAACCTATCATGTATAATGATTCTTTATTAATAGGCCTATACCATCTGACTTGGCCTTGTTTAGCATAGGGATCAACACCTTCCATCATTGACAATCTGATACTGTCAACCAGTGTTTCATCAAATGCAATAAACTCACAGTTGTGTTCACGACGGAAACGTTCTTCACCAATTTTACTCTGTTCCTCGTCTGCCCATTTTTGGTCTCTATCAGGATGTACTTCCCATGTGGCAAGGTAATGGGCAAAACCATTTTTTCCCACATTGGTTTCATTACCAAATTCATCTATATTTTTTAAGGCTTCGTTCCAAATTTGTGCAAACTGATCATCATCCTGGTTGGGAGTACTTGTAATAATACATTTACCACCGGTTGCTAGTGTAGGTGACAATGCAGTCCAGAATTCCTTTGCTATTGTAGGTCTCACAAATGCAAACTCGTCCAGATAAACTAACGATATACTTAAACCACGTCCAGTGTTGTCTGTAGTTGCTTGTGCAATAATACGACTACCATTATCAAACTCCAGCGATCCTTTGTTGTATGCTGTAACACCTGCTCTGATAAAATCAGGCAATAACTCATATGCAAATCGGATACGTTGCATAATTTCCTGTGCGCCACTATATTTGTGTGCTGCAATTAATATAGTTTGATCTGGGTTAAACATAGCATACCACAATAAATATCCAGCAGCACAGGTTGATTTTCCTGTTTGCCGTGCCAGCATACTAATACTGTATCTGTTATTATGATAAGTATCCACTAATCCTACTTGATAATCATATAATGTGAATATCATACGACCTTTTACTGGATGCTGGATATAACAATAATTCAACATAAAGTACTTTGGATCAGACATACACTTAGCAAGCTCAAGTAATTGTTCTTGAGTATACTCTTCTTTTTTATAGGGGGTTTTGGTGAGTTTGGTATCTACTGCCATATGAGTATTTATCCGTGAATAAAAAAGCCGTTTTTTAATAACAAGAGTAGCGAACCTTGTTATTTGGGATTAACGGCAACCCTGACGCCTGTCGCTGTAACAGCGGTCCTAAGCGTATTACTTGTTTTTACTAGCTTGGTACTTTGCTTTTAAGCCTTCAACTGTATGACTTTCAGTAACACTAACCTTCATATCTTGTGCATCTAAATAACGCTTCAAACTTAGGTTAACTGCTTGAGCAAAGTTATAGTTGTCTTCACTACCGTGTACTGTAGGTTCTGTTTCACCAACACCTTCTGGGGTGTTTCCAAACTCTTCTTCCAACTTGGCAAGACGAGCGTTGATTGCTTCTTCACTGATACCTGAATGTTTAAGTAGTGTAATTAGTTGTGTAGTGTCTAATGTAGGTGATTCTTCAACAACTTCTAGTGATTCATTTGTATGATCACATTCACATTCGTCTTTAGGCATATCACAATCATCACATAACTCTAAGTTATCTTTACTGTAGTCTGAATCGGATGATTCTTTTGTTACTTTATATTTTTTGCCGTCAACTTCAAACTCATCTTTGCCAGCGTCAATTGCTGCTTGGCGCTTGCCTGAAAATTCATTGCCTTCG